GCAATATCTTCTATAGATACCTTTTGACTAACAATACCGTAAGGTATCTCGTTTTGGTATATGCGATTAACTACAGATGAGAGCGTGCGATTTAATGTTTTGGCGATTTCCTTAGTTGGTACTTTAGCTTCGCGCATCAAAACAAGCTCGGCATTGTCCGCCAAGCTCCAATATTTATATGTTCTATCAGTCATAATGTATTCCTTTTTGAATAGTGGAGAGCCGAAGCCCCCCTGTTTAATATTATATACGCTTAGTTTATCTAAAGTTTTCATACCAATACCCCATCCCATTTAGATGACACTGTAGCGTACCCTGATTTTAAAAGACCTCTCAGATAGCCACGTTGAAAATTACTATCTGGTGGATCAAAATCAAACGAAGCAATTGCCTGATCAACATCGAAGTTAGGCTCATCAACTTCATTTGTAGCTACCTCACGTCCCATGTGATATTCTTGTAAATCATCCATTTCGTATTCCTTTTTGAACAGTTGAACACTCCAGGCAATGCTTTACGACGTAGCTGTAGCCAAACGAAACAATGCAAAGCACTCCATCGTGGTTCTCGGCTGTGTCTGCTTTTGATGATCCAATGCGTTCTGATTTGCGACTGTATAAGTCACCCTTTGCAATGGTACCCTTGCAACAGCTACACTCATATTTTCTGCGCGATTTAATTAGTTTAGTTATCATCGTCATCATCCTCAAAATCATCTTGATCGTTGCACCAACAACATGGCTCATCGTTTGGGTATTCTCGACACCAACAACATATCTTATTTATGATTTGTCTCATAACAAACGACCTCCCGTTTTAAACTGCATGTACTGTGTCACAGTGTCTTCAACTTCGTTGTTGAACTCTGCAAACATGCGGTCTCCAACTGAAGTGACTTGCTGGACAAAATCAGACCAGTCTTGTTCCGCCTCCCAATAGAATGTCGCAAGTGCTAACAGTCTATCTTCTCTTTGCCACACTCCCTTATTTTCAAATTCAAACACTTCGATGATTTCAACTTGACCTTGAGCATCTGCTATCATTCGTCTAGCGTTGCCTGTTCTATACTCAAACTCTGCACTGTTAATAACTTGTTCAGTTCTACTCATAACTTACTCCTCCCCATCTTCAGGTCTCCAACAGTTGTCTACGCCCAAAGCATACTCGCCCTCGAACCACCCGCCTTCGTCAACGTAATCAGCTTCGACTTCAATGCCCATCGCATGCAACTTATCCCATACTGGAATAGGTGGAGCCCACGCCGTCCAACAGTAGAATGAAAAACCTGCTGTTGTTTTGTCTTCATTGAAATAAAGTTCTTCTCGTATCTCAACATCACAGACATCCCATTTTGTATTCCAATTGGTATTACGCCAATCGTATTCAGCTCTGTCATTAGTATTAAGTGAAATTTCCACAGGCACAGGTACGATGACATCACAGAAACGAGGATCTATATCTGAGCGCGATGTTTTTAGGTAGCTGTAAAGTTTAGAAACAACTTTACCTTCTCCATGAATATAAACAGTTTGGTAACAATGATTAGGCATTATAAATTCTCCTTTGTTTCTATGTAACTTTCGATTAAACCTTGCGCGACTTGAGGGACGATGCCGTTGCCGTAGGCGCGCAGTCGTCCCACCCTTGAGGGAGCCCCATCAACCAACGGGCATGTGTTGGGTTCAACTGCCCTCCACTTTCCATCTCGGCAGAAGATCCAGTCAGCATCTTTCCAGTGGCCGTTAGTCTTGCCGCTTGGTCCTTGCTCCATGCCGTCAGTTGAGCTTGCGCTCCCGTGTTCCACCCGTGCTTGCCCGTCAGATGTGAGGGTGCTATCCCCGTGCCCCCCGTCATCGATGTCGGTGTTGCCCAGCCCGCCGTTAGTTGAGCTGTCACATCCAAGGTGTCGGTGCTGATCTTCCCGTTTCTGATCCGCCCCCCTTGGTATCCACCCTTGTGATCCCGAGTTGTCGGTGTCGGCCACGAACCAGAGGCGTTGCCTGATGTGCGGAGCGCCGAAGCCCGCCGCGCAGAGATCGAACGCCCCAAAGGCGTAGTCCTTTGCTTCCATGTCAGTTTGTACAAGGTCGAGCCAACCGAGGCCATCTTTGCTTGCAACTTGTTCTCCAAAGATTGTTGAAGGGCGACACTCTTGGATGAGGTGGTTCCAATGGGGCCACAAATGCCGCTCGTCAGAAGTCCCTGCTCTTTTGCCAGCACCGCTGAAAGGCTGGCACGGGCAGGATCCGGTCCAAACTGGCCTGTCATCTGACCATCCTGCACTTCTGAGGGCTCGGCTCCAGATGCCAATCCCTGCGAAGAAGTGGCACTGAGTAAATTCAAAAAGTTCTTCTGGTTTGACATCACTGATGCTCCTTGTATCGACAACACCATCCGCGATGTGTCCTGATTTAATTAAATTGCGTAGCCACTCTGCGGCATACGGGTCGATCTCGTTGTAGTAGGCGCTCATTAACTAGCCCTCCATACAGTTAGGGCCTCGTCAAACGGCAGATCATTTAAAATGCGACGGGTCTCATCCGATTGCTTGCTAGTAATCCATTCACCCTTGGTCACAGTAGGATGAAATTTGGTTTGATAAATGCCGTCCTTGCCCTTAATCTGAAACAAAATATAAGACTTGAATTTGCGCTTGAGGTCTTTCTCCGAAACAAATCGATTAACTTGTTCAGCACACCAATACTCTAGCCTTTGAGGAAAACCATCCTCACTCCAATCGCTAGGCTCATTAGGTAAAGATTTAAAATATTCTGATATCGACTTCATCATAGTGTGGTAATCACCCTTGAACTTTGGGTGGTCATAGTCGCGGTCACAACCGCCACGTCCATCGTTGCTCACAATAGCAACAGGCTTGCCGTTCACATATAAAGAAGCTTGGTAGCAATGTGTCTCTTCACTTGCCCACACAGTATGCTTAATTGCTTTGAGTTCTAGTTTCATAATAGTCATCCTTTGCACATTGGTAAAAATAATTAATGTAGTACACTTATGTATAATGCACATGTAGACCACGGGTGCAAGATCTTTTATCTCGGCCCGTTGTCCTCGGTCATGGGTTCAGTTTACATATACAGTAATCTGACAGAAAAATAAAAAAAGTTTTTGAAAATACTAATCAGGTGTAAATAATGTAAATAGGTGCTGCAGAACGAAAATAAATAGAATAAAAACAGAAGTTTAGGTAGTATATACCTATTTACAAAGCTATTTACAGTTGCAGGTGTTATTTACATAATAGTGTAAATACAGAGAACATTACAACCAGCCCAAGAGTAACTTCTTGGTTTTTTATTTACACTTCACCCTAGGATATAAGCTATAGGAGAACTTGTTTCGGTGGTTTGCTTGTTGTATACTTGTTGTAAAGGAGGACGCTATGGCTTCGCTAAAAAAGAAAATAGAAGACGAACATGATAGACAACTAACCACTAGGCAGATGACTTTTGCTCGTCATATTGTTGAGGGAATATATTCTAATGCCGAGGCGGCTCGTAAAGCGGGGTACTCCCATGACATCGCACGTAAACAGGCATCTATTCTTTTAAATGGCAGGGACTACCCTCATGTATTAGAATATGTCACTGAGCTACGCGCTGAACGAGAAAGACGATATGCTGTCACAACTATCGGACAACTTCAACGACTGCATCAACTATCTCAAGGTGCTGAAGAGGCGGGTCAATTCTCTGCCGCAATCAATGCAGAAAAAATTCGCTCCGCATTGGGTGGTTTAACTATCGACAGACGCGAACAAATCAACACCTTGGATCAGCTCTCAAGGGATGAGATCACCTCCCGATTGGCGGCTTTACAAAAACAATATCCGCAAGCTTTTGTGATCGATGCGGAATATAAGGATGTGACCGATGAGCAAGGGGCCCGAGGCGAACTTTTGGAACACGTTAAGAAAAGCTCTGCCAAAAAAGACACTGGCAACAAGGATTGAAAACAAGCATGGAGGAGGTGTACCCGATGTCCACCTACTTTGGAATGGGTTCCCCGTTTGGATAGAGTTGAAGGTATCCAAAGGAAACGCCGTAAAAGTCTCACCTCATCAGGTTGCTTGGCATATGGCTTATTATGCCCGAGGTGGTCTAAGTTTCTTCTTGGTAAAGTCCCTCTCTACGCGCAACCTTGTTTTGTTTGGCGGTGAAAAAGGTCCAGAACTGCTGTCTGGTGGCCTATCCGAGGGTGCAGGTGCGGGTTTCGATAACTCTGCGGCTCTGTTCGAGGGACTGCGTCCTCGGATCTTGGATCATTATAAATTTTTGGTAAACTCTGCGGGCTTGCACAAACATCCACGCTCATAACTCTGCGGCTCTGCGGCTTTGGACCGTGGTCCTAAACTCTGCGGCTCTGCGGCTCTGTCTAATTATGTATCTATAAATTAAAAGGGGCCCGAAGGCCCCAGGTTTTGATCACTCCGGCACCCATTGGGTGCTGGTATATGGTTTTCCAAACATGGTCGTCTCGACTTTTACCTGCTTTAACGTAGGAAGATCCAAATCCCCCTCTCTCACAAAGTGCCAGTCCCCATCCCATCTGAACACATCATACCGGCCTTGCGGAAGTGTCGCCGCGTATGGGTTCATGCCTCTGTCTTCATATAATATTTTGTTCTGTTGCTTTGCATATGGGTCATAACAGTCTGACCAGCAGATCCGCGCTTGTCTCGGTCCAACAATTAACTTGGTAAAGAAAGCATTGCTTCTGTTATTCATAAGCTCTGCGTCTTCCAATGTCGCGATGTCTTCGCGGCTCTGGTATATATGGACATTAAAACCGCCATCGCTTTGGATATCGTTTGCCCATGTAAACAAAGTGTCGCCGGCCTCAATGGCAATCGACGCGATGTCACAACAAATTTCTGCATGTATCATTTTGTGTAATCCTTATTAAATTTGTTAAAAGAGGCCCGAAGGCCTCTAGGTTTTTTAATGTTCTACTATTGCAATGGATTTTGCAAGGCTCGATCCCTTGCATAATTTGCAAGCGGTACATTGTACGCGCCGGCCGGCCTCTTTTGATGC